TCAGCTTTTTGAGTGGGTGAACTTACCAGCAAGTATTGACCCTAGATATTTAGAAATGTCACTACATCAGTTTGGTTTTGTGGGATTTTATAAAACTCCTGATAGAGGGTATCTTGCTTTACAGGGCGCACCATCTGGAATAGTAGACCATTATAATCTACCTACAAAATTCCATGCTGTAGTCCCAAACTATCAAACAACGTTTAACGCATACAATTACAACGATATGAAAAACGATATAAAAAACGCTGGAGTTATTATTTGGAACAATGACTACCATTTTTCTACCCTTCCTAGTTTGAGAATGTTCGCTAGTGATTTAGCTGAATTAAAAGAAATCATTTCGGTGAACCAGAACGCACAAAAAACACCTGTTTTAATTACTGCTAATGATATGAATAAATTCAGTATGCAACAGATTTATGACCAGTATTCTGGAAATGCTCCTGTTATTATGACACATGAAAATGTGAACCCTGATTCTATTAAAGTGTTCAAGACAGATGCCCCGTATGTAGTGGATAAATTGAACACACAAAAGAATGCAGTGTGGAATGAAGTCATGACTTATCTTGGAATTAAAAATGCTAATCAAGAAAAGAAAGAACGCATGATAACGGCGGAAGCCGATTCCAACGATGAACAAATTTCATCTAGCGGGAATGTGTACTTAAAATCAAGATTGGAAGCATGTGAAAAGATTAATGATTTATATGGCTTAGATTTAAACGTGAAATTCCGTAATGAAATAGTAGAAGAATTTCAAGAAAATGTTACAGGTGAAACAAAGCAGAAAGAGGGGGAATCCAATGGCTAGTTATACCATGCAACTAAGAGAGTATATCGAAATGTGGTCACAGGATGAAACTCTTTCAACTAAAGACATTATTGAAAAAGGAAGACCGAAATTATTTGATTTTGAGTATCCCATCTTTGACCCTGATTACAAGAAAGTATTTGAAACTCATTTCATACGCAAATTTTATATGAGGGAAATCGGTTTTGAAACAGAAGGTTTATTCAAGTTTCAGCTTGAAACATGGTTATCAATCAATATGCCATACTTTAATAAATTGTTTGAAAGTGAATTATTAACGTTTGACCCGTTAAGCAATACGAAATTAGATGTGACTAAAAATAAAACAAATGATGTAAAGAAAAACGATACTAGAGATAGCACCCAAACAAGTACATCAGATGGAAGTAGCACAAACACCAGCACACAAAGTGTAGATGGAACATTGACAGAAGACATCTTTGATAGACAGCTAGAAAGCAATAACCCTGATACACGTTTAGCATTAACCGCTAACGACGGTGAAGGAGTGATTGAATATGCTTCATCTATTAAAGAGAATTCAGAGAATAATAAGAAAACATCGTCTAGTGATACGAGTGGAACCGCCAAGGATATAACGAAAGTTGATAGTGAAGCGACTGCTAAAGATACACTTTCTAGTGAAGTTAACGAAACAGAAGACTTTATTGAGAAACGTCTTGGTAAAGTTGGTAGCCAATCTTATTCTAAGATGTTAGAAGAATATCGAAATACCTACCTTAGAATAGAGAATAAAATTTTTAATGAAATGCAAGAATTATTTATGCTTGTATACTGAGGGGTGATTAAGTGGGTAAAATAGTGCATCAAAGTATTGATTCAGATATGAGGATTTATCAGGGAATTAAACCTGATTTAGAGGAAGTTAAGACACAATTGGACGAAAGTATGACGTAACATTTTAAAATAAAAGGAGTGAACAAATTGGAAAAACCGACGCTTTCAAGTTTTCCGTTATTACCGCCAATTGACCTGCAACAATATCATCATTATTTACCTACTGCTTTCGATGAAAGTTTATCTCTCGTGCAAAAGATGAACAAAGTCATGCAACAGCTATCCACGGTTGGTGAGATAACAAACGGGGTTATAACTAAGTGGAACGAAGTCATGGAATGGATATTAAACAATGGGTTAGAAGACGTGATTATTCAGCAACTTCTAGACTGGTACAATGACGGAACACTAGGCGAAATTATCAATGAAGCCATCTTTGAAGGGAAAGCAGACAAGGCAACAGTTGAAGCGTTAACGCTGGTTGTTGATGGTCACACAACATCTATTACCACTATAAACAGCTATCTAAAACATATCGAAATTGATATTACCAAACCTCCATACAATGCTTTACCTAATACAGACATTGGAAGTATTTTAACCCAAGCGTTAACGGATTTGTCTGGTGCTGGCGGTACGATTAAAATTCCATCTGGTGACTACATTATCAATGCTTCAGTTGATTTAAAATCAAATATCATTATCAAAGGCGATAAAGGAACTATTTTAAGAAAAACAGTTAACGCAACAGAAGGTTATATGTTCACAGTGGGCAGAACATCAGGAACAACTGGTTATGGTGGCGGTGGAAAAAACATCATCATTGAAAACATTCAGTTTGAAGGTTATGTTGAATCACCAACAACAGGCAAAGCCCTGGCGTTGAGTTTCAACCATGCGGAAAATTTGACCATTCGAAATTGTCGTTTCCTTAACTGTATGACACAAGACCATGCAATTGATTTAGCTGGTTGTAATCGTGTATTTATTGAGAAATGTTCCTTTGAAGGTAGTTATCAGGTAATTGGAAGAGAATACAATGAAGCGATACAAATTGATAGTTCTGTACCTCAAGCCATGCCGCAATTTATTAATTATGATGGTTTGCCTACTAAAGATGTAATTGTTCGTGATTGTCAGTTTATACCGTCTTATTATCCTGACGGTAATATCTTTAATTACGCACCAAACCCTATTGGAAATCATGGGTACACAGGCGGTAAACATTATGAAGGAATTGTTTTTGAAAACAATTTGGTGTTAGATGGTTGGGGACAGAGCGGAAATGATTCAACTGATTGGTACGCATGGATTCATTTCTACGGTTTGAAAGATTCAAAGTTTATCAATAACAGAATCATTGCAACCAAAGGACAAAATGCGACTGCACTAGGTTTCTATTCATCCTCTAATGGAAGATATGACCCTATCACGTTGGTATCTGGCAGTGGTGAACCTGTTAATAACACCAATGTACAAATTATCGGGAACACTATTCAAGGCTTCAATCATGCGGATACAACTGGAGGGATTATCCGAGCACACGGTATAAATTATAACGGCATTGATTATAAGGTTGGTAATTTTGTCATTGAAGACAACCAATTTGATAATAATAGTGTCGGAATTTCAAACGACTCCAATGTAGGACGTGCATTAATTCACATAAGTCTATTCAGTAATGTTCGTGTAGTTAATAACAAAAGTGATAATTCAAGAACATTCGTTTTAGCTTATGATGGACAATACTTAACGGTTTCGGATAATCAATTTCACAGGTCGGCAATGGGCGGAATCACCTTAACAAATATTAACCAAATTCAGATTCATAATAATATTGGTGAAAATTTAAGACAACCGCTTAGTTTATTAGAATGTTATGATGTGGTTGTTGATGGGAATATTTTTACTAACATTCAACCTCTAAGTGTCAATGACGTTTTTGACTATTCTGTTAGATTAAGAAACTTGAATAATCTTCAAATGAAAGGAAATATTATTCGGACATTTGGTTCAACCATTGAATACGGTATTTACTTGTATCAAACAGAAGGTACTAGTAAAAACCTTTATGTCTTTGATAATATATTCGAAGGTTTTGTTACTAGTAACGTAACCACAACGGGAACATTAACAAACTATCTTATTAGAAATAGTTAGGTGAAATATAATGTCGTGGATTGCACCCTCTGGAGGTAATACTTATTTAACAACATCACAACAAAGAAGTAATGCCCAACTTGTAGCGAATCATTTTATCGCTACGGGTTGGACCCCCAATGCAATTAGTGCATTGTGTGGGAATATGTCAGGTGAATCAACTCTAAATCCTAATTTATATGAACAAGGTTATAACCATTCTCCGAGTAGAGGTTATGGATTAGTGCAATGGACACCAGCTACAAAATTATGGGATTGGTGTAACGCTAGGAATTTGGAATGGTCTGACGGGGATAATCAATTATCAAGAATTGATTATGAGCAAGCAAATAAAATTCAATGGATTAGTAAGTCTGCTTACAACTATATGTCGTTTAACGCATTCACTAAAAGCACCCAAGATGTAAATTACTTAACAGAAGTTTTTATTTGGTCGTATGAAAGACCTAGCACCTATTACGGAAATCAAAGTTTGCCTAAACGAAAAGCATTTGCGGTGTGGTGTTTTGAAAATCTAGATTGGTCTGGTAATGGAACAGTTGTTACACCTTCGGATGAAATAATGTTCGTTTACCCAACAGGAACAACAAATGTTACAAGCGGTTTTAGACCTCCTGACCGTCCAGACCATCACGGTATAGATTTAGCGGACGGGAATGTATATGACATTTGGGCAAGTGCTGGCGGAGTAGTAACAAAATCCGAATATTCAGATTCCTATGGTGAAGTGGTTTATATTTCACATAATATTGAGGGTCAAGAGTATGAAAGTGTTTATGCTCATATGGTGATGGGTAGCAGAACGGTTTCCGCAAGTGATGCGGTTACACAAGGACAAAAATTAGGCGTAATGGGAAATACAGGGGCAAGTGAAGGATTACATCTTCATTTTGAAATACATAAACCAAGATGGAGAAGTGATAAAGCAAACGCCATTGACCCTTTACCATTGCTCGGAAAATTTGTGGAGGGTAATCCAAACGACCCAAACCCATCGACTAAACCACCACAACAAATAAAGAATGAAAAAATTGTAAGTATGTTGTTAAGCGATACACTAAACGGATGGAAATTTTAAAAGGATGGTGGATATATGAAAAGCATAGATAGAATAGGAGTGATGTTGCTTATGTCACATTTAATTATTACCCTTGTAATTTTGGCAATTTACGGGTATACGCTTCACACTGGACAGGGTGACGAAACTCTAAAAACCATCCTCACTGTGATTATCGGTTATTGGTTTGGGTCAATGGGTGCAAATGCCATTCGTAAACCAGAACAAAAAGAAAATAAGGATGGTGAAGCGTAATGAAACTTTCAAAAGCTGGAGTCGATTTTATTAAAAAGTTTGAGGGGTTGCGCTTAGAAGCTTACAAACCTGTACCCACTGAAAAGTATTGGACAATTGGTTATGGCAGTTATGGCAGTCATGTAAGAGAAGGAATGAAAATCAGCAAAGATGAAGCAGAAAAACTTCTGGTTTTTGATTTACGAGTCTTTGAATATGCGGTAAATGGTTTAGTAGATGTTAAGATTAATCAAAATCAATTCGACGCACTAGTTAGTTTCTCGTATAATTGCGGACGTGAAGCATTAAGAACGTCTACTCTTTTAAGAAAGTTAAATGATGGAGATTACAAGGGTGCAAGTGAACAATTTGAAAAATGGATAAATGCAGGTGGTAAACCATTGAATGGATTAATAAGGAGAAGGAAAGAAGAAAAGGAAATGTTTCTCACTCCTGTTAAGGCGAATGCACCTGTGAAGAAACCAGCCACACAAAAGTATACCATTCGTTCTGGTGAAAACCTTACTAAAATTGCAAAACGAGAAGAAACCACCGTAAAGAAATTAATGGAGTTAAATCCGCAAATAAAAAATAAAAATTTAGTGTATACAGGACAACAAATAAAAATACCATTACAGAAATAAAATTTCGTGACTAATAGGAGGAAAAGGAAATGAAACACTCATTATATTATGACCCTAATAAAATGTTATCGTATAACAGAATACTAAACTTTATTATTGGGGCACGGGGTATTGGTAAATCTTACGCAATGAAGGTTCACCCTATCAAACGCTTTATCAAGCATGGAGAACAATTTATCTATGTGAGAAGGTATAAGCCAGAATTGAAGAAGGTTTCCAATTACTTCAATGATGTAATGAGTGAATTTCCTGACCATCAATTTAAGGTAAAAGGACATGAGTTTTATATTGATAATAAACTGGCTGGGTGGGCTATCCCACTTAGCACATGGCAGAGTCAGAAATCCAATGCATATCCAAATGTAAGCACGATGATATTTGACGAGTTTATCCGAGAGAAAGACAATTCTGGTTATATTCCAAATGAGGTTGAAGCCTTACTAAATTTAATGGATACGGTTTTTAGAAGTAGAGACAATGTAAGATGTATTTGTTTATCGAATGCGGTATCAGTGGTTAATCCCTATTTCCTTTATTTTGGAGTCGTACCGAATATTAAGAAGCGTTTCAATGCGTATAAAAGTTTATTGATTGAGATTCCAGATAGTAAAGACTTTTCAGAAGAGAGAAGGAAAACTAAATTTGGCGAATTGATTGACGGGACGGAATACGGTGAAATGAGTTTGG